GAAACTGTCTGGTTTCTCTGCTGCCCCCGTTAAAAACGAGGGTTCTGCCATTGCTTATGACAATGCGCAGGAAGCATGGACTGCCCGATACAACCACGAAACCATCGCTTTGGGTTTCTCGCTGACCGAAGAGGCCATCGAAGACAACTTGTACGACAGCCTGTCTGCTCGTTACACCAAAGCTCTGGCTCGTGCTATGGCCTACACCAAGCAAGTTAAAGCTGCTGCTGTTCTAAACAACGGTTTCAGCAATGCTTACGCTGGTGGTGACGGTGTTGCTCTGTTCTCCAGCGCACACCCATTGGTGTCTGGTGGTACTAACAGTAACATTCCATCTACCCCTGCCGACCTGAATGAGACTTCTCTTGAGAACGCTGTTATTCAGATTAGCTTGTGGACAGACGAGCGTGGCTTGTTGATCGCCGCTAAACCTAGCAAATTGGTGGTTCCACCTGCACTCCAGTTCACGGCAACTCGCTTGCTTGAGACTGAATTGCGTGTGGCTACTGCTGACAATGATATCAACGCATTGAAGAACAATGGCTCTATCCCCGGTGGATATACCATTAACCACTTCTTGACTGATACCAATGCTTGGTTCTTGTGCACAGACGTGCCTAACGGTATGAAGCACTTTGTGCGTTCGCCTTTGGCTCAGTCAATGGACGGCGACTTCGATACAGGTAACGTTCGTTACAAGTCTCGTGAGCGTTACAGCTTCGGCTGGTCTGACCCATTGGGCATGTTTGGTTCTGCCGGTGCTTAATATTTCTTAGGAAATATTTGGAGAAGGGGGCTTGTGCCCCCTTTTCTTTTGTTGTATATTGCTTTCAACCCGGGGTTATCCGGTGCATTAGACAGTCCCGGCTCGGGCACTTCAGCTTCCCCCCTTGCTGTAACTACAGCGCAAAACGTTAATGCTGCATTTGTTACAACATCTGCTACTACTGGCGATACACGTCTAAGCTACAACAAGCTGACCTTTACCTCTACAGGTTCAGGCGAAACTCTCCGTGCTTTTTCTGTTGTGACTGGCACTGCTGCTGCAACAGGCGGAACGATCAACGGCGCACACATTTCTTTAAGTGTTGACGGCGCATCAGCAACTATCTCCGGCGCAGCTAATGCAATCCGCGCTACTTTAGGCGGGTCTGACGCTACTCCCGGCGGTACTTTGTCTGTGATTCAACTGGACACCGCCTACACAGTTAATGCAACTTTGCCTGCAACTGCTTCGTTCATTCGCGTGTCTGACAGCGGCACAAATACGGGTGAGATTCCTTTGTTGATGAACATTGAGACAGCCCCTGCTGCTACGATTGCGCCTACAGCAACCAGCGTTACTACTGTAGCCAAAGCAATCAAAGTGATGATTGGCGGCACTGTGTACTACGTTCCTGCGTACTCGACCTTTGCATAATGCAGATCACCAAGGAATTCTTGGAGTCTGAGATTAGTGAACTTGAGACTGAAGCACAGAAAGCCCAAACCTTTTTGACTCAGGCTCAAGCCACAATCCAAGCGTACAAGATGCTCATAAACAGGCTAGAAGCACCAGAACCGGAGCAACAACATGACGATGCAATATGACGTAGAGTCGTATCACAACACTGTATCGGGTGTAGCTGTGCCTTATCGCACCCGTTTAAAGGGGGTTGTAATATCTCCCACAACGTCTACTACATACAACATAGCTTTTGCCAATAATGTGGCCCAGTCTGGTACGTATGACATCCCCGGGACTACAACTTGTACAGTGACTATTGCGGGTCATGGGGTTGCTTTAGGTTCACGTGTGTGGCTAGAGTTTGCTACTGGTAGTGGCGTCAGCAATATGTATTTGGTAACAGCGGTAACACAAAATACTTTTACGGTGACAACAGGAGTGTTAACTACTTCTGGAAATGTGACTGTGTACAACCAAATTTTGGTTGAGATTGATTGCTCAACTGCTACTTCGTTCTATACGTTCATTCCGGGCGAAGGTGTTTTGGCTTTAGATGGTATTTATGTGGGATTGCCCGCAGCGAGTGTCGTAACCTCAACCATTTTTTATGGATAAGGGGTAAGCCATGACAATGCAGTATGACGTTAAAGCAATCCATCAAAGTGCTTCGGGCACGGCGGTAAGTTACGCTACACGGTTAAAAGGTATTACTGTAACTTCTGGCACATCTTCAATACGTAATATGGCTGTTGCTGATCCCACAGTGAGTAAATCAGGCACATACACCCAAACAACAACCACAATCACCGTTACGATTGTGGGCCACGGTTTAGTCAATGGGCAACGTGTCTTTTTGGATTTTACAACTGGCACATCAAGAGATGCAGTATTTGCAGTAACAGTCACAGATGCAAACGTGTTTACTGTAACTTCTACAACCGCTAGTGCATCCGGCAACGTGACCATGTACACCACTTTGTTATTGGAATTGGACACATTCAGCACGGTAGGCTTGCCAATCAGGATTCCCGGCGAAGGTATTTATTGTCCCAACGGTGTTTACGTTGGCCTTGGTAATTCTGTAACGGCAACGATTTATTATGGCTAAGTCACCAGCATGGACGAGAAAAGAAGGCAAGAACCCCGAGGGCGGGTTGAACGCCAAAGGTCGAGCCTCTGCGAAAGCGCAAGGCATGAATTTGAAACGTCCCCAGCCAGAAGGCGGCTCCCGGCGAGACTCTTTCTGTGCGAGGATGAGTGGCATGAAAAAGAAGCTAACCAGCGCGAAGACGGCAAACGATCCGGCACTGCTGATGTTCTGGGTGAAGGCGTCTCACGATGAAGTGAAACGCTTGAGTATTCTTTTGAGCAAAACTCGTGAAGAGAATGCTGAGAAATACGTAACCAAGTCAGATGTTCACAACGACATTGACCGGGTACTTGCAAGATTAGACCGACTTGAGAGCAAGATTGATGACTTCATGAAGGAGCAACGCAGTGCCCTCGGTTAGCAAGAAACAACACAATTTCATGGCAGCGATTGCAAATTCGCCATCGTTTGCTAAGAAAGTAGGCGTCCCACAGTCCGTGGGCAAAGAATTTTCTAACGCGGACAAGAACCGCAAATTTTCAAAAGGTGGTGATACTATGGCTTCTAATATGAAAAAAGGCGGCATGCCCATGAAAATGAAAGACGGCAAGAAAGTGCCTATCTTCATGAACAAAGGTGGCATGGCTGCATCTGCAATGGGCAAAGTTAAAACTGCTGCTCCTAGCAAAGACGGTGTTGCTGTCAAAGGCAAGACCAAGGGTACGCAAATCAAAATGGCTGGCTCTGGTGTCCCCGGTGGCATTGGTTCCCGCGTGATGAAAAAGGGCGGCAAAACTTGCTGATCTAAGGAGCTATCATGGCAACTGAAATGACTGGGCTTATGGATCAAATTGACAGTAGCTTTAAAAAGCGCGGTCTTGATACGACTCGTGAAGGTAATAACGTCACTGTCCAAGGTGTTAAAAAACCGGACGCCGGTGCGGGTCGTGGCGGTCAAGGTGGCCCTACTGCTAAAGAACTTGCCGATTACGAGCGTAAGCAAAATGCTGGTATTTTTACTGAAGGTAAGAAGATGCCCCCATCTCCCCGTGAGATGGCTAAAGGCGGTTCAGCTTCATCCCGTGCAGACGGCATCGCCCAGCGCGGTAAAACTCGTGGAAAGATGGTGTAATTATGGGAATCGAAATAGGTGATGTATCCCCTTTAGCGGGAATAATTTCGGGCAAAGGCTTAATGGGCGAACTGGCGGCAAAAGGTGGCTTGGGTTTATTGCCTGCTGGAATTGCACGTGACGCACAGTCGAACGATGAAGAGAGGCGCAAAAAGCAAACTGCTGGCGCGTCGTCTGCTCCAGCTACTGCGACCATGAAAAAAGGTGGCAAAGTTTCTTCTGCTTCTAAGCGGGCTGACGGTATTGCTACCAAAGGCAAGACTCGCGGTACTATGATCACCATGAAAGGCGGCGGTTACGCCTGTTAAATTATGATGCCATCCCGTGGTATGGGCGCAATCCGCCCTTCAAAAATGCCCGGCGCTAAGACAAAAGCGCGGCGGGATGACACTGATTTCACCCAGTACAAAGAGGGTGGCAAGGTAAACGCCGCTGGCAATTACACAAAACCTAGTCTTCGCAAGAAGATTTTGGCGCAGGTAAAAGCCGCAGCAACGCAGGGCACTGGCGCAGGTCAGTGGTCGGCGCGTAAAGCACAGCTTGTTGCCAAAAAGTACAAGGCGGCTGGCGGGGGTTATCGAGATTGAAAGCGCCTCAAAAGTCATTGAAAGACTGGGGCGACCAGAAATGGAGAACCAAAAGTGGAAAACCGTCTAGCAAAACAGGTGAGCGATACCTTCCAGAAGCTGCGATCAAAAGTCTCAGCCCTGCTGAGTACGCTGCGACGACCAAAGCCAAGCGGGCAGGAAAAGCCGCCGGAAAACAATTCGTAGCCCAACCCAAGACAATCGCAAAGAAAACAGCAGGGTATAGATAATGGCTAAGACCACCGGAACCACAGCCTTTGACCTCGACATGAACGACCTCATTGAAGAGGCGTTTGAGCGTTGTGGTCAAGAACTTCGCACGGGTTATAACTTCCGCACTGCACGTCGGTCGTTGAACTTGCTGACGATTGAGTGGGCAAACCGTGGTCTAAACTTCTGGACTGTAGAACAGGGCCAGATTCCAATGGTGACGGGTCAGGCTATCTACCCCATGCCCACGGACACAATCAATCTCCTAGACATGGTTATACGCCAAAGTAACGCCACATCTAACCAGATCGACATCAACATCAGCGGTATTTCAGAATCGACCTACATGAGTTTGCCAAACAAGTTGGCACAAGGTCGCCCAATTCAGGTTTGGTACAACCGCCAGTCTGGTCAAGAGAACAGCACTACGGTTACCCTTAACGGAACCATTTCATCTACAGCCACCACAATCACGTTGTCTAATGTGGACGGTTTGACCACTGCTGGATTTATCAAGATTGATAATGAGACCATCAGTTACCCCAACATAGACCCTGTAAACAACCAGTTG